ATCGGAACCCTACCAAAATCGGAACCCTACCGTTTTTGGACCTGAAACCCTACCAAAAACGGACCTGAAAGGTACCCAAAAACGGGTAGCAGAACCTAAAGAGGATCCGTTAGTAGATCACAAGAGAACTACACTGGGTAGTAGATATAGTCGTGAGCCAAAAACGGCACCGTTGGCACCGCCGCGATCGACCAACAATCAGTCGATAGACTGGCTGATCGATGCGCCGGCGAGACCACAGCCACAGCGACGCGAATCGGAGCCCGAGGCCCGGGCACGACGGGCGGTTGAGCTGTCCAAATCGCTGTACGACGCAGAGGACGACGCGGAGCTCGAGCGCATCAACCAGTGGTACCGTGACCGCGAGACCAAACAAATGAACGCAGGAGAACAACAATGACACAACCCGAGGCCCAGTACATACACACGGCCTACCGCGCATACCATCAGGCGTTGCTGGCCGAAATCGGCCGGCACCCGGGCGGCGAAATCGACGACCTCGACGGCGAGCTGGTGCGCCAGCTGATGACCAGGATCAAACGGCACGGCCGATCGGGACACCGCATCGCGCACTGGGAGCCCGGCATGGTCTGGGGCGTCGGCAAACCGCTGTGGACCAACGGTGCGCCCAACCTGCTCCTGTGGATTCGAGCCCAGCAGTACCGGCCCAAAATGGTCCAGATCGTCGCCGAGGCCGAGCGCCTGGGCATGGTCGTGCCCGATGCGCAGATTGTCGATGGCAACGTCGCAGAGCAACGCCGGCCCGTGACCGCGCCGGCTGAATACACCGTCCGCGCACTGGCCGCCGGCGGCGACGGTTTGCTGGGTATGCCCGCCGCAGCCAAACCCGACGTCATGCCGTCATGGATCGACGATTTCCCGAGCCGTGGCAACGCCGACGAGGACCGCATCATCGTCAATTGTCTGTTGCATATGGGCGAGGACGCCGCCCGACGCACCATCCACCGCATACAGGCAGACCGGTTCGCGCAGACCCGTCGCCAGACCGAGCACGAAACATCCCGCGCACGGGCCGCAGAAGCCCGCCACAGGCGCGTCAACGCCGAGGACGGCGCATCGGCGGTCATGGCCGAAATCAACCGCAGGAGGGCGTCGTCGTGACACGACCGGAAATGACCGGCATCCGGTCGCTCGATGTCTCCGCATGGCTCCGCGCCAATCTGCCCGGGTCCGACGAGCTGGTGATCAGCGACGTCGATTTTGTGCTGCGCAACCGTAAAACCAAACAGGTGGGCATCGTCGAGGTCAAATCCAACCTGAACCGCATCACATACGCCCAGTACCGGATGTATTGCGACCTCGACCGCATATTCGCCGCCGGTTGCAAAACCATCGGCTGGCATTGGGCTGGTATCGGCGTGTTGTCCCATGCTGGCTCCGCGTTTCCATCGAGCCTGATGTATTGGTACCCGTACCAGCTGGACGATCCGACCGCGTGGCGGGCGAACATTCACAATCGCGAGGGCTATCAGATCGACGAGGACGGTCTGCGCCGGGCGCTCGCGCTACAATCGCACCAGGAGGCCAACCAATGATTGACGCGTTGTTGTGGGTCGGCGGCGTTGCCGTCGGCCTGACGTTTGGATTCGGTGTCGGCCGGCGCCGGCTCGAGATCGACGACCAGCGCGTCGCCAAGACGATCGCCAACCTACGGCACGATGTCCAGGATCGCGATTTACAGCTCAACGCCCAGCGCATCTCGCACAACGCACTGTCGAGTGAGTGCGATGCGCTCCGATACGCATTGCAACGCGCGGAGCAAAACGCACAGCATGCCGATGTCGGACGCTACGGGCGATATCGCACTGCCCGCGGTGTCGAGCTGCGCGTCGCGATACTGGCAGTCGCCACACACAACAACACCGAATACGCCATCATCGTGCCCAGCGACCTGCCGGGCGCGACGCCGTACATGATCAGGCACGACGCCGTCACGGTCGGTGCCGAATGAGCGACGAGCAGACTGCGAACGACATCGACGACTACAGCGAGCGGTTGCTCGCTGTCATGCGCGAGGCCGGGCATCACGGCATCGCCTGTTACGCGGTGCTGCACACGACCGATCCGATTTCCCGCACGTCGTCGACCCGGTACATCAACACGGCCGATCACGTGCTGGCACTCGGGATGCTAAACGCCGCCATGATTTACCAGCAGGACGATTTCGTCGATGCCGGTGACGACGAGGATGACCAGCGCGTATGAGCAATTACCTGCGATGCCCGCGATGCGAACGCATACACGGCGACATCGTCAACGAGACCGGCCCGCATCTGGTCGTGCGCCGCGCCGGCGATACGCTGTACTGCAAACCGACGACCGTCATCTGTCGATGCGATGCCATCTGGACGATGCGCGACGGCTGGCTCTACGGTCGTGCGCTCGATCAGGCCAAACACGAAACAATGACCGACGAACCCGCGTCTGATCAGGACGCGAGGCAGAATGAGGTGACAGATGCCGAGACCGACAAAATACACACCAGAGCGCGTGCAGCGAATCGTCGAAACGCTGCGGGGCGGTAACACGCGCCGGGCCGCGGCGTGGGCGGGCGGCATCGAGGTCGAGACATTCCATCAGTGGCTCCGTCGCTATCCTGCTTTTTCTGACGCCGTAAAACAAGCGGAGTCCGATGCCGAGCTGGCGATGGTCGAGAGGGTGCGTCTGGCGTCGGTCGACACATGGCAGGCCGCCGCATGGTGGCTCGAGCGCAAGCTCAAACAGGACTGGTCGGCACGGCAGGAGCAGACCGGCGCGGACGGCGGTGCGGTGCGCGTCATCGTCCAATACGCGGACGAGCCGGCGCAACCAGACGCTGATGGCTGACATAACGCTCACGCTGCCCAGACCGCATCGGTCCCAGCGCATCATCCTGGACGAGGCGCGGCGTTGGAACGTTGTCGCCTGTGGCCGTCGTTTTGGCAAGACCACACTGGGCGGCAACCTGCTCGCCGATCCGGTACTGCGCGAGGGCAAATCCGTCGCATGGTTTGCGCCGACCTACCGGCTCCTCGAGGAGGCGTACAACGATCATCGCAGGATCTACCGGCCAGTGGTCACCCGGGCCGTGCAGACGCCGGCACCGCGCATCGAGCTCATCACCGGCGCCGCGATCGATTACTGGACGCTCGACGACCCGAGCACGGTCGCCCGCGGGCGCAAATACAAACGCGTCGTGATCGACGAGGCGGCGATGGCCCGGCATTTGGAGGTCGCATGGACCGAGGCGATTCGGCCGACACTCACCGACTGGGCCGGCGATGCGTTTTTTCTGAGCACGCCAAAGGGCGGCAACTATTTCAAGGCGCTCTGGGATATGGCCGAGGCCGGCGGCGACTGGGCCCGATGGCAGATGCCGACGTCGAGCAACCCGTACATACCCGGGCTCGAGATCGAGGCGGCTCGCGAGTCCATGCCCAGCATCGCGTTTCGCCAGGAGTATCTCGCCGAGTTCGTCGACGCCGCCGGCGCCCGCATAAAACGCGAGTGGCTGCGCAACCGCGACGCACCAGACGGTCTGCCCGTCGTGCTGGGAGTCGACCTCGCGATCAGCACCAAGGCCGAAGCCGACTGGACGGCAATCGTCGCGCTGTCTCGCAGCGACGACGGCAACGTCTGGATCCGTGACGCCGCCCGCATCCGCGCACCATTCGACGGCGTCCTGCGGTTCGTCGAGCAGATGGCCGACAAATGGTCGCCGGTGTCGATCGGCATCGAGCAGGTGCAGTATCAGGCGGCTGTCGTGCAGGAGCTCCTGCGTCGCACCAGATTGCCCGTACGGGGCATCCGTCCCGACCGCGACAAAATCACCCGGTTCGGCCCGCTCGAGGCGCGATACGAGCAGGGTCTGGTCAATCACGCGACCGACCTGCCGGCATGGTACGTCGACGAGGTGCTGTCGTTCCCGGTCGGTCGCCACGACGACGCGGTCGACGCCACGGCGTACGCATGGTCGATGCTCGACAAACGCAGGAGTTTCAGCGCCGTATGACAATCACCGACACACATCAGCGATGCCGGCGATGCAACGCCGGCCTGTACCGCGTCGACGACTGGGCCCGCGAAATGGATCGGACACCCGAGCAACGCCAATGGTTCTGCGACGGACACTGTCGACGCGCATGGTTCGCGGATCAGTGGGGTCTGGTCGTCGAGCTGGCGACAGACGAGCGCCCGATGTGCCCGACCTGCATTCGACCGATGGCACGATTTGGCAAACGCGACGGAGGTCGATGGCGATGCAATCAATGCCGCACGATACGTCGCGTCGCGGTATGATGACACTGATTCTGTGACTCGACCCGGCAGGTCTGGCCGGGTCATTTTTTTTGCCCGACGGCGAACAAATCACTCGTGGTTGACGTCGCATCATCAGGGCGGTATAACGCTCAGGATTGTTGTTCTCCTCAAGGCCCTGCGCCGACATTGAGTCGGCGCGGGGTTTTGATTATTTGGAGGTCTGATTGGGCATATTCGACGCAATCAACGCGGCCATCAAGGCGGCGGCTCGACGCAACGAGCCGTTGCCGCCACCGCTTGCGTCGAGGTCCAACACCGCCATCGGCACCGGGTCGGGACAGCTCGTATCGTTTCTCACCCGGCGTCTCCCAGGATCGCATCGCGACTGGGCACGCGAGGCCGGCGATCTCGGGCTCAACAGTGTCGTTGCCGTCGCGCTCGATTGGTACATCCGAAACTGGGCGCAGGGCGTCCCGCAGGTCATGCGGTACGTCGGCAACGGCCAGTCGGAGCTGGTGCCCGAGCATCCGGTGTACGACATCCTGATGCAACCACAGCCGGGCGTCCCGCCGTCGGTGTTTTGGTCGTGGATCATCGCCGATTACAAACTGCTCGGCAACGCGTACATCCGCAAAATCCGCAGCAACAACATCGCCGGCGTCCCAACCAACCTGCAGTACCTGCCGGCCGATATGGTGCGACCCGTCGGCGATGGCAACCAGCCGGTCAAATACTGGGCCTACACAGCGGACGGTGCGACGTACAACATCGACCCGGCCGACCTGATCCACATCCGGTACAGCCGCGACCCGGTCGATATGCGTCTGGGCCGTTCGCCGGTCGCATCCGTCCTGCGCGAAATCGCGACCGACAACAGCGCATCGAGCACGGCGTACGGGCTGATGCGCAACAACGCGATGCCGTCGATGATCATCGGGCCCGATGCCCGCGACCAGATGGTCGACATCGACGAGGACTCGGCCCGCGCGCTCAAGCGCCGATTGCAGGAGAATTTCGCCGGCGACGGTGCGGGCGGCGTTGCCGTCATGCAGTCGGCGTACAAGGTCGATCGAGTCAGCCTGACGCCCAGCGAGCTCACACTCGACAGCGTCCGACGTCTGCCCGAGGAACGAATCTGCTCGGCATTGGGACTCAACCCGATGGTGCTCGGGCTCGGCAGTGGTCTCGACCGCTCGACATACTCGAACTACGAGCGGGCGCAACAGGCGGCATGGGAAGATGGGATGATCCCGCTCATGGCGCAATTCGCGGAGGCGTTGACGATTGCGTTGCTCCCGGAGTTCCCGCAGACGGCCGACACAGACTACCTGCGATTCGACGTCAGCGCCGTGCGGGCGCTCGCCGACGATCTGGCGGCAGAGGCCCAGCGGGCTGAGCGTCTGTACAAATCTGGCATCATCGATCGCGCAGAGGCGAAACGCATCAGCGGTATCGAGCCCGCCGACGAGGACGAGGGCCAGATGTTCCCTGGTGCGGCCGCTCCTGCGATCGACGGCGAGCCGATTACTGCCGCGGTGCGATCGATCGGCATCAAATCGATGCCGACCGAGGCGATGCAGACCGCCGCCCGTCGGGCGCTCGCCTGGAAACGCGACGGTCGCGCCGGCGGTACACGCGTCGGTCTGGCTCGCGCCAATCAGATTGCCAACGGTGGCGTCATCACCGAGGACACCATCCTGCGGATGTATTCGTTTTTCCGACGTCACGAGGTTGACCGCGAGGCCGAGGGATTCAACGCCGGCGAGCCCGGATACCCGAGTCCCGGTCGTGTGGCATGGGATTTGTGGGGCGGTGACGCCGGGTACGCATGGGCGACCAGACTGCGCGACAAAATTCAGCGTGGCGAGTCGCTGGCGAAACAGCTTGATTGGGACGATGCGTCGGTGGAGGCCGGCGACGTCGACCCTTTTTGGATATTGACAACCGAATAGCGACAAAACAGGACGGCACGGATTCGGAGCTCTGGCGTGCGGCACGGTCCTACCGGGCCGGGCTCGAGCGCCGGGATATGGCGTACGTACGTCGGATGCGCGAGGCATACACCGACGCACTCGCCGGCGTCCGCAAACAGCTGGCCGAGATCGAGGCCGAGATCGACGACCTCGAACGCGCCGGCGTCGGTCCCGAGCGCCAGATGGTAATGTTGCGGGCACGTTTCATCGCCGCGCAGGACGAGCTGGTGCAGGCCATCGAGGCGTTCACACCGATCGGCGTCGAACAAACCGCGAGCGGCCAGCGCGAGCTGGTGATGTACGCGATCGACAGCCTGGACAAAACCGTGCAGATTGCCGCCGGTCGACCAGACCAGATCGGCATCGAGCTGGGATTCACCCGGCCCGAGACCGAGACGCTCGAGCGGTTTGTGGGATTCGCGGGCAACGGCTCGCCACTCGATGAGATATTCGCCGAGGTCGGCACCGCCGCGCGATCGGCGTTGCAGGAGGGGATGGCCAGTGGCATCGGTCCGCGCGAAACAGCCCGTATGATGCGGCAGGTCGGACAGGGATCGTACCAGCGCATGGAGACGATCGCACGCACCGAGATCATCCGCGCATCGCGCGAGGCCACGCGCCAGTCGTTTATCGACAACCAGGATGTGCTCGAGGGCTGGATGCGGGTATGCGCCGGCGACGCGCGTACCTGCATGGTCTGTTTCGCATTGCACGGCACGATCCACGCGACCGACGAGATCATGCCATCCCATCCGAATTGCAGATGCTCGATGATGCCGATCCCGAAACCGCTGTCCGAAATCAGTGGCGATCCAGACGCACCCGATGTTCGGCCGACCATCCCGACGCGCGACGCGCTGTTCGCAACGCTCGACGAGGATGATCAGCGCGAGATACTGGGCAAATCGCGGTATGAACTGTGGCGCAACGGTATGAGTTTGTCGCGATTCGGCGCGGTCGAGCAGGACCCGGTATGGGGTCCGACGGCGGTACCAGTCAAACTGGTTGATTTGGGAGACTGAGACGATGGATATGTTGATGACATACGGGGACGCCATCAAGGCGACGCCAGACGGCAGGGTATCTGGGTACCTTGTGCGTTTCGGCTCGCCGCGCGACACCGACCTCGAGGGCGATTTTTTCACCAAGAGCACGGATTTTGGTCGTCCGATGGCCGAGGGCGAAACGTTCCCGTTGCGTCTGTATTACGCTCATGGCATGGACCCGAAAATCGGCCGCCGCGCGATCGGCAATGGCACCGTGAAAATGACCGACGCCGGTCTGTGGTACGAGGGCCAGATCGAGCAGAGCGACGAATACCGCGCGATGATCAAACGGCTCGCCCAGGAGGGCCGGCTCGGCTTCTCGAGCGGTGCCGCCGGGCATCTGGTGATCCGCGAGGCCACGGGCGTCGGCAAATCGTCTCGCATCACTGCATGGCCGCTGGGCGAGGCGTCGCTGACGCCGCGCCCGGCAGAGTCGCGCAACCTCGCGTCTGTCAAATCTCTCGACGAGGTCAAAAACGATTACGAGATGCCCGATATGAGCGAGATGCCGGGCGAGATGCCCGAATCCGAGGACGAGATGCCCGCGTCGCCAGCCGATGTTTTTGCCGGCTGGCAGATGGACGCAGCCGAATCGATCATCGGGCGACTCACCGGTCGAATGCTCGAGGCCGTAGGCGAGATGCTCGAGTACGGGCGGCCGATCGACGAGATCGACGGCGTGCTCACCGAGTATCATCGCATCCTGCTCGAGGTCGCCCAGATGCCGACCGCCGGCAAATCGTTCCGACGATCCACCAGTCGCCCGGCGACCATCAAACAATTTGAGCGGCAGCTGCGCGACGCGCTGTCGCTGTCCCGCAGGGAGGCGGCAGCAATCGCCTCCAAATCGTGGCCCATCCTGCGTGATGCAGAGGACGGCAACGGGTCCGAAACCGAGGACGACGGTCCTGCGGTCGCGGCGAACAACGACGACCAGACCAAACTGCGGAGCGCACTGCTCCGTCGTTTGATCGCGCAACGCATCGCGGTGCAGACCGCGGTGGAGGTATGACCATGAATCGTATCGACAACCTGCGCGCCCAGATCATCGCCAACGCGACCAAGGCGCAGGACATTCTCAAGGATGACAATTTCGACCCGGCCGAGGCCGAGAAATTGCTCAACGACAACGAGGTGCTCGAGCAGCGCATCAAGGCACTCAGCCGCCTCAACGGCCGCCAGGATATGCTCCCGTACGGCGCATCTGCCAAGGTCGACCCGGCCGAGCTCGATGCCAGCGACGCCACCAAGGCGTTCGGCCAGCCGACCAATGCATCGAGCGTGTTCGGTGGCACCCGCCGCGAGGCCAACCTCAAGGCCTACCGGTTGGGTATGTGGTTCTTGGGCGCTGTCTGCGGCAACCAGAAAGCTGCGCAGTGGATCGCCGACCGCGGCATCAAGGACCACCTCGAGTCGAACAACGCACTGGGCGGCTACCTCGTGCCCGAGGAATTCGCCGGCGAAATCATCAACCTCGTCGAGCAGTACGGCGTGTTCCGCGCCAACGCTCGCGTGGTCTCGATGTCCAGCGACACCCGCGTGCAGCCCAAGCGCACCAGCGGCATTACCGCCTATTTTATTGGCGAGGGTGCGTCGATCACGTCGTCCGACAACGGATTTGACAACGTGCGGTTGACCGCCAAGAAGCTTGCGGTCTATACCCGTTTGTCGAACGAGCTGAACGAGGACGCGGCCGTCGATCTGGGTGCGTGGGTCGCGCAGGAGTGCGCCCGTGCGTTCGCCCAGAAAGAGGACGAATGCGGTTTCATCGGCGATGGGACGTCGACCTACGGCGGCATCGTGGGTGCTACCGAGGCGCTCAAGGGCGTTTCCGGTACCATCTCGTTGATCAAGGGTTTGCAGGTCGCGACCGACAACCTGTACTCGGAACTCGACCTCGCCGATTTCAACGGCGTTGTCGGCCGTCTCCCGCAGTATGCGGACACCGCCAACGCTGCATGGTACGTCAGCCGGCTGTTCTACCACAACGTCATGCGCAAGCTCGCGGATGCCGCTGGTGGCAACACCAACGAAACGCTGGCGATGGGCGTCAACCGCGAACCGATTTTCATGGGCTACCCGGTGCGCATCGCTCAGGCCATGCCGTCTGTCGAGGCTAACTCGCAGGTCTGCGCGCTCCTGGGCGACCTGTCGCAGGGTGCGTTGTTCGGCGATCGCCGCGGCATCGGCGTCTCGATCTCGGAACACGATGCGTTCCAGGCCGACGAATTGGCGCTGCGGGCTGTTTCGCGATTCGACATCAACGCATTCGGCGTGGGCGACACCAGTGCCGCCGGCCCGATCGTCGGTCTCATCACCGCCGCGTCGTAACACTGACAATGCCGGCCGAGTCGCGAGGCTCGGCCGGTGGAGGATTGAATCATGGTTTCTGCACAGGCCGTCCGCTATTTCAACATCACGCCGCCCGCGGCCATTGTTGACGCTGCGGATTTCACGACCAACGTCATCGACACCGTCGCCAATGGTGTCAAATACGACTACCTCACTGTCGTTGTCCAGCTGGGCGCGACCGACATCGCGATGACTGCGCTCAAAATGCAGCAGTCGGATGCCAGTGGCTCTGGTTTTGCCGACATCACCGGCACCGTCGGTGGCACCGATTTCACGTTGCCGTCCGCAACCGATGACAACGGGTTTGTCGTGTTCAACATCGACCTGCGCGGTAAAAAGCGGTATTTCGACTTGGTCGCAACCGCTGGCAACGGTACGCTCGGCACATTCATGTCGGCCGTCGCCATCCTGTCCCGCGCCAAGGTTGGCCCGAATTCGGCGACCGACAGCAACGCTCTCGCAGTGGTGACTGTCTGATGGCACGGACCCGCGCACAGACCGCCGAGCAACTGGCACCGCTCTGCTCTGCCGAGCTGTACCCGACGCTCTCGTCCGACGATCTCCTGCGGATCGTCGACGGGGCTGTGCGCGGGTCTACCCATGCGGTCTCCACGGCCTACGCTGTCGGAGACCGTGTGGTACCCGCGACACCCAATGGTCGGTTGTACCGGGCCGTACGCGCCGGCACGAGCGCAGCGACCGCACCAGACTGGGCAACCGAGCCCGGTCTCCAATACACAGGCCAGCGATACAGCGACGGCGACGACCTGCTCTGGGAGGACGACGGACCCGCGCCGGTCGAGATGTACGACCTCAAATTGGCGGCACAGCGGGCATGGCTCGAGAAGGCCGGCCGAGCCGCCGCCGATATGGCCGTGAGCGACCAAAACAAATCGGTGCAGCTCCAGCAGGTGCACCAGCATTGTCTCGAGATGGCGACCCGTTATCGCCCGATGGGGATCTGGTGATGATCCCGACCGATCTCCTGGCGCACATCAGCGGGCGCATGGCATCCATCGTCGCAACCGAGACCGTCGATATTTACCGGCAGGTCACCGACAGCGACGGCATGGGCGGCATCACCGTATCCTGGCGCAGGGTCGGTCACGATATCCCGGGTGCCAAAACATACAACAGCGGCGACCATTCGCAGGTCGGCGGCGGTCTACTGCAGGAGGGCGAATGGACATGGGCGCTGCCGATCGGCACGGACATCCGCACCAGCGACGAGATCAGGACGGACGACATTGCGTGGACGGTCATCGGGACCGACTCGCATCGATCGCAACCGCTGATGTTGACGGTGCGTTGCAATCTGGCACAGGACGGTCGAGCATGACACCGCAGGAATCTCAGGTCGCGTGGAACGTTGCCGCCGGCGCGGCTGGTGGAGCAGTACGCCACATCGTGCGATTTTTGGCAGACCCGAAACGACGATGGCCGGCGCTGGTGGCCGGCACTGTTACCGGCACATTTTGTGCCACGTTTCTGACGCCGCTCACCGCCCATGCGATCGGCTGGTCCGACGAGCCAGCAAAAACGACCGGGCTCGCGTTTCTGCTGGGCGTGATGGGTATGGAGGCGGTCGAACTCATGCTGATGCGCGTCCGCAAATCGCTCGGCACCGAGGACGCAAAATGACGGTTGTCATTACTCGGCACACTCCCGCTCAACGCGGTGGCTGACATCGAGGAGGTGCGCTGATGCCTAAGTTTGAAGTTCCGTACAGGATTCCGTTTGAGTCAGGTGGTGCGGCTGCCGTACAGAATCTTGCGCTCAATTCAACAACGACATACATAGCGATTGTGTTTGTTGCAGAAGCAACCATTGATGTGAAGAAAGCCGGGTTCTTGGCATCCGCCGCGGGAGCTGGTGGGCAGAACGTCAACGTTACGATTGAGACTGTCAATGCGGGAGATGGCTTGCCTAGCGGCACTGCTGTTGTATCTACGACCACTGCATTGCCATTGACTGTCGGGTGGAATGAAGTCACATTTGGCACAAGTGGAACACTGTCAGCAGGCACCTTGTACGCATTGAAGTTACAGATGGCCGCAACTCCAACGACGGCCACAAGCATTCTCTATGCTTATACGAACATGGAAGAGACATTCGTCCCGTACTTTGTGAATACAGGAACTCGCGCTACAAACCGAGTCACAGAGATGTTCTACTTAGTAGACAACGCAGGTGGCGCGAAGTATTACGGATGGCCTTTCTATGCACCCACAAACCAAGCGGTCAACAGTAGTCTCCCTGAAATTGGGATGAAGTTCAACATACCGACAACGGTATGTTCAACCTACAAACTACTTGGTGTTAAGTTCACTGGTGACCCTAACGCAGTAACTGAAAACGTCAAAATCGCAACCTACAACTGGAACGGTGGCAACAATTCAACTGCCCTAGAGGATACAGAGTTCAGCAGTTTTGCCACGGCGAATGCCACGAATACCGCCATTATCGAGTACTACTTTGACACCCCGCAGACATTGACTGCTGGTTCGGACTATATTGTTTCCATAGGAACAAGTAATCCAGCATCAGGCAACACTCCTATGACCGTTCGATCGTTAACAGTTCCCGATGCTACAAAACCGGCGTTGTTTGATCAGACTTCTGGATACACTTGGGATCGCGTTTCAAGGACGAGCAGTACCGGATCTTGGACGACTACTGCTGACAGCAGCCTTGAGATCAAACTGATCTTGGATGTGGCATCATTGCCCAGCGGTGGTGGTCTGCTCGTACACCCGGGCATGACGGGAGGTATTCGGGGATGAGCAAACGCTGGATCAAAACCGGGCTGACCGACCAGACCATAGACATATTTGTCCTCGATTCGTCCTCGACGACGGGAGCAGGATTGACTGGATTGACGTCCGGTACGTCTGGTTTGACCTGTTATTACCGCAAGGGTGCCACTGGATCAGCACAGCAACTTACGCTTGCCAGCCAGACGGTCGGTGGCGCTCATGCGGACGGTGGCTTCGTTGCGATCGACGGCACCAATATGCCGGGCCTGTACCGGCTGGATCTCTCGGACACAATGGTTGCCGCCGAGGGGATGCTCACGATCTACCTGCGCGGAGCGACGAACATGGCTCCGGTTGTCGCGGAACTGGAGATCGTCGATGTGGACATCTACGACTCCGTGCGTCTGGGGTTGACCGCATTGCCCAACGTGGCAAGCGGATCGGCTGGTGCGATCATCACCAGTGGCACCGGCACCGCCCAACTCAATACCGCCAGTGGCAACGTCACGGTCGGGACAAACAACGACAAAACCGGGTACAGCCTGGCGACTGCTCCTCCGACCTCGGCAGAGATTGCTGATGCGGTCTGGGACGAGGCGCTATCGGGTCATCTGTCGAGCGGATCAACCGGCGCGGCACTCAACGCGGCAGGTGCCGCTGGCGATCCGTGGTCCACATCGATCCCTGGCGCATACGGTGCGGGAACAGCAGGATACATTCTCGGCACAAACATCGACGCGACCATATCGAGCCGGTTGGCATCGGGCAACGTCACGGTCGGTGGGTTTGCCTCTGGCGCGATCACATCGACGGCATTCGGCACCGGGGCATTGACGTCCAACGCATTCGCCGCCGGGGCCATCGCGCCGGGAGTGCTGGCGGCAACATCGATCACCAATACGACGTTCACAAACGGGGCCATCACGGCGGCTGTCATTGCGACTGGTGCGATTACGGCCGACGAAATATCGTCCAACGCGGCGCAGGAGATCGCCAACGCGGTCTGGTCTGCCAACATCAACAACGATTACGCGATCAGCCCGACCCCATCGGCCGCATGGGCCAACGACACGATGGGCAAGCGCGTGCTGCGATCGTCGAACAACACCGACGCCACAGAGGCCCTGGTTGCGGACGCTGTCTGGGACGAGGACAACCGGGATCACCTGCTGGCGCATTCGACCGGCAAAAACCTCGACCAGATCCGCAAAGCAAATTACCTCACCGACGGCACTGTCAACAGCACGACCGGCGCGTCGACGACATCGTTCCGCACGACCCTCACCGAGCCGAATGACACGTTCGACCACCAGACGATCCTGTTTGTTACGGGCGATCTGGCTGGCGAATCCAAACCGATCCTGTCGTACGCGCAGACCAACGGGGTGATCACGCTGGACGAGCCGCTCACCGCGGTCCCGGCGCTGAACGATGAATTTGTGATCCTGCCTACACACGTTCATCCGTTGTCCGTCATGGTCTCCCAGATCGCGGACGGTGTCTGGGACGAAACGCTTGCGAACCATCTCACGGCAGGCTCGACGGGAGCGGCGCTGGACGGTGCTGGTGGCGGTGGCTCGACGACGACGTTCGTCACCGGCAATCTGCCATATCGCGTCAAATCCGACGAGCAGTTTCCGGGCGGTGTGGTCGACATCAACATCGGTACCCTTATGCGGCTCGATCTCCAGATCGTCGACCGCGACGACAACCCGATCAATCTCACGGGCGGCACCGTCACCGTCGGCGTCCGAAACGCCAGCACCGGCGCGACGGTCGGCACCGATCAGAGCGCGACACTGTCGTTGGCCCGGCTGGGATATATTTACGTCGACACCGTTGCAGACTGGTCGGCGACCGCCGGCACATACCGCATCACGGTGTCGGCGACACTCGGCAGCGACGTCATCGTCGCCGGCCCGCTCCAGCTGATTGTGAGGACTCGATAATGGCGATCCTGCGCGAGGGCCCGTGGCGAATCTACCAGTCGCCCGAAACGTGTGGCGACGATGCGTCGGTCATCGACACATACATCGGCGATGCCCATGAGTACGAGCTCGAGGCCCGCGCCGGCGACGGCACGGTGCTCGACATCACGGGCTACAGTCTGTCCGGTCGAGTCACCAACGCCAGCACCAATGCAATCGTGCTCAACAACCAGACGGTTACGGCCGCGTACGCCGCCGGCGGGCGCATGACCTGGACGCCATCGACAGCATGGGCGACAGCCGGGACGTATCGTCTGACGATATCGCTGACAGCCGCCGGCGAGGTCGTCATCCTGGGACCGCTGGTGATACGGGTGCGGCCTCGATGAACATCGACATCACCATCAATACCCGCGGCCTCGATATGACGCGCCAACATCTGGATCGCCTCGACGCGATCGTGCGCACGATGGCGCTCACGGTACAGGCGGGTGCTGCGGCCTCGATGACCGGTCCCAAATCAGGACGCGTGTACAGGATTGGCCGTCGCAGACGCGCGAGTGGCAGCGCTCCGAAACGTCGGTCGAAACCGCGACTGCACAGGGCATCCGCTCCAGGTGAATCGCCGGCACGGCTGACCGGCAACCTCGCCAACGCCATCAAGACGCGGCGCACCGGCGCATCGACGTACGAGGTATACGTGATGCAGTCGGCTGCACGGTATGCGATCCCATTGGAATTCGGTGCACCGCGCCGTCGGCTGGCACCGCGTCCGTTCATGCGCCCGGCGCTCGAGGCCGTGCGCAAACCATTCGTCGCGGCGATCGAGCGCGAGCTGTTCGGAGGATTGTTCTGATGGCCGTTGAAGCGCTCGTCATCGAGGACTGGATTTACGACACGCTGTCGACCGACCAGACGCTCGCCGAGGCTCTGGCCGGCGAGGATCGCGCACCGTTTTGGCAGGTCGGGGTCTACAGCACGATCGCGCCATTGGTCGATCCGCGCACGGGCAAACCGCCCGCGACACCGTACATCGTGTACACCAACGAGGGCGTCGCCGGCGACGACGACATCGCGCTCTGCGGACAGCGGATAATGTCCGAGCCGGTGTACCGGATCGCAGTCTGGGACAGCGCCAAGGGCGCGGTCTCCTGGGCGAAAATACGAGCGGTCGCCGACCGCATCGATGCGCTGGTGGACAACCAGACGCTGGCAACCACGCCACCCGCGTGGTCTCGCCGCCTAACCGCCTCGACGGACATCGAGGTCAGCAACGACGGCCTGATTGATTACGCGATCAGCCAGACGTATCATTTCCGCGTCAAATCCAACGCATCATAGGAGCCACCATGCCAACGCCATTGCTCGCCTCAGAGGCGACACTCAAAGTCAGTTTTGGAACAGACTCGCAGCTCGGCGCATCGCCGACGCCGGCGACGCCCAGCACCACATACCAGTGCCAGGCAAAATCAATCCGCGCCTCGGTGCAATCCAGCACGATCGACCTCAGTGTCCTGTGCTCGACCACGGTCGAGACGCTGGCCACCCGCAAAACGGGCTCGCTCGAGATGGAGGTCTACGTCGACAAAACCAACGGTCCCGTGTTTCAGCCCAAAGTCGGATTTTTGTGCAAGGTCGAATTGGACCTTGACGGTGCCGGCAGCGTCGGTGCGAACAAAATCACGTACAACGGTCTGGTGACCGATGTCGCGATCAACGAAACGCCCGGCGAGGTCGCGACCGAAAACGTCACGATTAGCCTCGGTGGATTCGGATTCACCGCTGTCACGGCCTAACAGGAGATTGAGCTGATGGGACTCAAGAAAATCGACGGGCTGGTGCGCGAGCGCCGGCCCGTCCTTGAAATAGATCTCTCTCGGTTTACCGGCGAGACGTACATACTAAGATTTTCAGAACCTCGGGCTGCCGATATGTTCCCTAACTGGGACTTGAAGAAGGAACTAAAGATTGCCTTCCCGGAGTTTCCCTACGAGATGATCGATCAAATTATCTTGTTAGGTCGAACTTACGTCCTCGATCAGGATGATACGGAAGTAAATCCTATCCGTACCTTTGCGAACCTCGCTCGCAATCATCGTGATGTCTTCATTCACGTTCTTACCTCGCACTATCAGGCTTTCCAGCAAGGTGAGGTTGAGCGCGGGGTAGCCGAAGCAAAAAACGCCTTCGCGGAGTAGCCGGGGAATACCTGCTCTACTCCGTTACCCGTTTGGGGCGTCATCCTGTCGAGACCGATTTGACGTTGTCGGAAATGTTCGACGTTATATGGGCTGGTCGAGAGGCTGACAAAATGGAGAATCAACGCTGGGAAGCGTTGATAAAATCGATTGCCGGGAGGGTTCTCTGATGGCATTGTCCGAACTGGTTATCCGTCTAGCCGCGAAAGGCGGCGACGATGTCAAACGTGAACTGGAGAAAACCAAAAAGGCCCTGCGGGAAACTGCCGGTTCGGCTGATTTCCTGGTCGATGCGTTGGAAGAGATCAATATCGGCGGCAAGTCGTTGCTCGATGTCTACGCTGGCGTTACGACGCGTATGGGCTCATTCATGGCGGCAATAGGTCCAGTCGGCGGCGCCGCATTGGGAGCGGCTGGAGCGGTCATGGGCCTTGGTGCGGCTATCGTCGGTTTGACAGCCGAGGCCTATAAATTTGGGTTCAATAGCCGACAGGCCGGTATCGAGTTTGAATCGATGCAACGTCGACTGGAGGGCCTTACCGGATCGGCAGACCGTGCCAGGTCTATTCTCGCGATGGCGAAAAAAGAGGCCGGTCCGTCGATGTTTACAACGCAACAGTTGGAACAGGCTAGCGTCATGCTCGCCGCGTATGGCATGAACGTAGAACGTACCATCCCGCTTATTACCCGTTTGGGACAGGCCTTCGGAGCCGACCAGGAGCATATGATGATGTATGCCCGTGCATTCGGGCAACTGGCTGGCGGCAAAATGCCCGAAGCCGAGGTAATGAGCCAGATGGGTATTTCCAAAGGCGAACTGGCACAGCAGGGAATTAAGTTCGACTCCCAGGGCGCGTTGCTATCGTCGGCTGAGGAAACGTTGACGGCATTCGAAAAACTGGTCTACAAAAAATTCGACGGAGCCTACCGAGCATCGGCGACGACGTCCGAGGCGATGAGGGCTTCAATCCAGGACTCGTTCGAAGGCATACAGCGTGCGTTCGGTATGGTCGTAAACGACGGCATGAAACCATTCGAAAAAGCGTTTGGTGAAATGCTTGGTTTGATTTCGCAATCCGATTTCGCGAAGGTCGTCGCAATGGATATGATGCGACCGTTGACGTTGTTGTCTGGCGCGTTGAACGACGCTCAGGATTCGTTCGCTCTTTTTGTCAGCGGACTCGCGGCAACAGTAACCATTATTCCGGCGATGATTTCGAGGACCATCGAAGCATTTCAAGCGTTACAAACTGGCAATCTTAAGCAGAAGGCTTTGGCGATTTTGCAACTCCGTAGTGGGCTGGGCGGCGCATTTGCCTTGGCAGGAAAAGATTTTGCTTCTCGATTCAAAGACTATTACACGATACTGAAATACCAACAGCCCGTAAACGACGTCGATACCAGTCAAATGACTAAGCCCTGGGGGGGACCTCCAAAACTACCCGGCGACGAAAAGGACAAAAAGCACAAAGAGAAGGTGGAGAAGAGCCTCGACCGAATCAGCAACAACACCCGCAAATCGGCTGACCTGCTCGATCTGCGCAACCAGACGATCGGCGGTGGGCGGCTCGCCGGGCTGGGCATCACCGGTCCCGAATTCGCCGGCATGGGTATGCGCGTGCAGTCTGATTTCAGCCGGGCGAAACCTATCAGCGCCGACACAATGGTCAATCGAGGGATTAAAACGATGATCCAGAACAACCTCGGGTTTGCCGTCAACGGCGGCAGATCGATGCCGGTACGCTGATATGTCACGACGCATCCGAGTGCTCGTCGACGTTCCGGAGCCACGGCCCGTCAAAGGCCGGCTCGCCGTGGGTGCCGACGGCTCGACCTGGGATTACCGCCCGGGCACGACCGCCAGCAACGTCTGGATTGATCCCTGCACCAGCACAGTCATGCTCGCGCCGTTGCCGGTCACTGGCGCATGGGCGACGACGTTCAGCGGCAATTACGCTCGGTATGCGTACGCCGATTTCACAGGCACAGACATCGGCAAATGGTCGGGATTCCACGTCAGCAAATCGACGTCCGATACCGCGATCCGCAACGATCAGGTCACCAGCGCGGCGATCGAGCTGACGACCAGTCTGTCGCGCAACACTCCGATGTGGTTCCGGTTCCACCGCAACGCGCCGCAGGACAGCTCGGACGCCATCCTGTTGTCGGCTCGTTACAATTACGGTGCGGCTGGATCTGCACCGGACAATTTTTCAATCGAGGTCAAATTCCGCGCCAACGGGTCGATATCAGTATTCAAAAACGGGAACCTTGAGGCCACCTACGATCGCTCGGGCTCGAATTTCTCGAGCGCCCGCGCGTACACCAGCACGTACAATCCGACCAAACGATGGGTCAACGTGATGATCATCCCGTTTCGCACCCGGGAGCTGCTGGTCTGGACGGACAACGGCACGTGTTTCAGCCACACGTTCGAGGGCCTCGAGTATCCAAACGATCCAGCGGCGAATCCGATCACGCCGGCGGGCACGTTTTCGTTTGTCGTGCCGACCGAGAAAATCGGGCTCCAGGTCGCGCGGATCTATTTCGAGACATCGGGCTACATCATGGGTGCGCTCAAATCCCTGCGGTACGCACCGTCGAGCGGGGAGTGGGGCACGCCGACATACCAAACGTACAGCGACAATTTCGGGGCCGGCGCGACCATGCCGACCATCACGACCAGTGTGGTTGACGGGGCGTCACCGTTCAGCGCGTTCAGCGCCAACGGCTCAAAAACCGACGTGCGCATCAAGGTGGCGTGGTCTGGCAGCACAGCCGGGTGCAACGCCGGCGTATACTGCGCGGACGCATGGTCGGACCCGACACCAACGACGACCTACGACGGCACGATCGACATTACCGACGCCATCACATCGCTGTCGATGGAGACCGGCGAGGACGGCCGCACCACGCTGTCGATGTCTGCCAGGATCAAACGGCTGATCGACAAATCGGTGCCGAACCTCAGCCAGACCGGCGACCGACCGATTGCCGTGCAGATCAGTTCGCCCAAAACAGGCGCGTCATGGGTCGATCTGTTTCGCGGGACACTGTCGCCGCCCGAGATCGTGTACGAAACAGGCGCGGACCCGTACACGTACGGCACGATGGAGTTCCGCGGGGTCGATCGATACGGCGACCTCGACGTCACGATGTTTCCAGAGTCGGTGCCTAACGACAACAACACGATCGCTCAGTTTCTGGATCGCGTGTTGCCCGTCGCCGGTTACGACCGAGCGACCTATGTCGACGAAAATTACACGACCGGTTTCACATTGCCGTTCAGCGCCGACATGAGCCGAGGCAACTACTCGATGGTGCCAAAACGCGCCGATTATGTCGGCGGATACATCAACCAGTACCGCGACGAGTATTTGGCGACGTGGTATCTGGGCTGGCGACCGACCAGCGCCACATCGCCGACTGGCGGGTACAAATTCCAAATCAGCGATCCTGACGATGTCGGCAACGACGCTCCGATCACGCTGTACCAGTCGTATGCCGATGCCCAGCTCTGGGGCGGCTATCTGGGGTACGAGGCGACGCAAAAAACGATCAGATCGATGCGTCGATATTACGAATCGCCCGAGGCGAATCAGGTCACGGTCGTCGGGCAGGACCCGAAAACCAATCGCCTGCTCACCAAAACGACGATCAACCTCAACAGCCAGATACCGGGCACGGCACCGGGGTCGAGGCCCGACAACTGGCGAGGTCGACCGATCCAGTACATTTTGACGAATGAGAATCTGACGACACAGGACGCGGTCGATTCGGCTGCCGACCTGCTGTACAAACGGCTCGGCACCGGGCGGTACATGATCGAATGGGAGTCCGACCTGCTCACATATTTCGACCCGGCGGCGATCAAATCGCTGATGCGTCCGACGGCGACGATCACGGTCACCAACGGCAATGCGACCATATCCTGCGTCAACCAATACGCCGACGGCACACGGCTCAAACTGACGACGACGATCGGCAATCTCACGGCCGGCACCGAATATTTCGTGGTCAACCGCACTGCCACCGGATTCGGGCTGGCGACAACATCGGGCGGGTCGGCGATCACGCCCAGCGCCGGCGGCACCAGTGTCGTCTCGGCGTACTGGCTCGAGGCGAGCAACACGCTGTCGATCGGCGACACCGTCAAGGTCGAGCGCTCGCTCGGCGGTTTCGCCGCCGGCACGACCTATTACGTGGTCGCCCAGGACGTCAACAGTTACCAGCTGTCTGCGACGTCGGGCGGCTCGCCGATCGCTCCGACCGCGTACGGCTCGGTCAATGTGTTCGACGGCGACCAGCATACCAATGTGGTCTGGATCGGCGATACTGTCGCGATCTCGTTGCCCGAGACCACGGTCGGCGTCGAGCCCGATCTGCTCGGAACGTACCAGATCATCGCGATTCCGCAGATTAGACTGGTGCGTGAATCGACCAGCGACGACGACCTGCACATCCGCAGTTGTGTGTACCGTGGCCTGTACAAGGCGCTCTCCTGATGGCGACGTACATCGACCGCGACCGCAAAACGACAGTCACGGCACTGTGCTCATTCTCGCTCGCGCGATGGGTATTCCCGAGTGACGTTCCAACACCAGACCCGCTCGATGAGTATTTCCCGCTCGACATCGATTTCGCGTCAAACCAGCAGACAGCATCGGTCTACATTTACCCGGTCGCATCAAGCTCTGGTCTCGGCTCGACATCCTGGACATGGGACATCAAGGCGGACATAACAGTCGTTAATGGTTTCGGCGCGAGCACGACATCGACGATCACTCTGGCATCTGGCACCGGTACCGCCGGCGAGGCGAGCACGGGCAAAACAGCTGTGGTCGGTGCGTGCACGGTGCAATTCGACGCGGAGATCGAGGACTCACGCATCCTGTGGGACATCACGCAATCGACGTTTGGCACAGTCGGCAGTGCCTATCCCGACATCGAATACCGGATGTACGAACAGGCCAAATCGGGCGCGACTGCAAAATCAAAAATCACATTCAACGGCCAAACGGTCACGGCATCTGGCACGGTCGGCACTGCGTCCGATCTGTCGCACAACCTCGACGTCAGCTGGGATTACTGGAACAACACCAGCACGGCGCGCGAGTTCACTGTCAGCAACCAGTCGATGAACAGCCTGTCGATGTCAGGATCGATCCCGAGTTACACGCACTCGGCGCACAGCCAGACGGTTACAGCGACCCAGTCGACCGTCACCGGTATAAGCCCGCTTGACGGCCTGTACCGCATCACGGCAACGACCAGTTTTACGTTCAAACGGGACATTACCCTGCGCGGACGAATCCACGCGTTCGGCAACAGTTATCCCGACAATCTGGACTGTCGGATCACCGGATTCGACGACGGCGGCGCGGGATACCGCGACATCACCGCGGTGAGCGGGAGCTACAACGAATCGGACACGTTTCGCAAAACGTCGATATCGACATCCATCATCAAACCGGATTCGACGACCTCGAATCAGTCGAGCAACGTCGACACGGTCCCGAGCTGGGTCTACGCGGACATCAAATCGGCGAGCCTGTCATCGCTCGGCGACGATACCGCCAACACCAAGATGTACCTGCGCGGGTGGAGTTTTTCGGGCGCTAGCGTTTCACAGGCGGCGACGGTGGCTATCAGTACCGGCGTCACCACCGCGACCAGGACATTCGCCGCGCCCGGCACCGGCCTCAACTCGTATCGGTACCTGCGGGTGCAGCTCCGCAGGACGTCGGGCACCACGCGCACCGGCACGATATCGATCACGACCCAGCCGGGATCGGTGGTCAAATCATGGGATGTCTCGACCTCGAGCGGCACGTTCGAGTATGTCTACCTCGATCTCTGCTCACCGGACAACAAGAGTTCCACGATCGACGAGACCGATTCGCCATACCCGCGCATGAATCCCAGCGACACGACCAATGCCGGGCAGATGAGCGACGGCGACTACTGGGGCATCACCCGTGCCACCGAGATTGCGGTCACCGGCACGGCGATCGAGATGGGCGACATCCATCTGTCCAAATCGAGCGGTGCATCCGCATGGTGTACCGGGTACTGGATGCCCACGCGGACGTGGACCGCGCAAAAATTTACGTCGTTTGGTGGCAACACCCAGACCACCAACCGCCTGTACCACGGCCACACCGAGGGCAACAGCCAGACCGAGGAGGGCTGGGCGCTCTGGCAAACCAGCCCGTCGTCAAACGGTCTGATGACGATCACCGATTTCGTCAACGAGATGAACGCGACGGATGCCGGGGTGGTGCGCCATCGCGGCTATACCTGCTCGGCATCGACCAGCAACACGAGCTCGACGTACATCCGCAACGGGTACGCCAACAGCATCGACGGCCATGCCATCTGGCTGGGAGGCATCACGCGCAAGCGCGGCGTCGGCGAAAAGGTCTGGATGGGCACCGACCAGAGCGACGGTGGCGCGGATGTGTCTGTCCTGGCGCAGACCATGTTCCGCAAAATCAACGGCGATTTTGTGCCCGACGCGTTCGATGCGTTCGAGCAGGAGGACTCCGGATCCCAGTACCTCTCGATGCTGGCGGTGAACTATGCGCGCGGGCGGGCGCACGGGCTGGTGCTCGGCACCAACACCGACCCGTTCGATCTCCAGACTGTCACGCTCAAGAAGGATGTCGGCGGGGCATCGCGTGGCTCGGGCCAGAGCAACAGCATCGGATCGTATTTCACCGGCCTCCCGTGCGGTCTCGGGCAGGTCGATCACGACATCGTCTGCGAAACTCTCGACACCAACGATCCGCATCCGCTGTACACCGCCAAACAGTACCGGGCAGTGTTCAAGCTGCAATCGCCGGCTGGAACCGCATTGTCTGCCGATCGCAATCCGTTGTTGCAGCACTATTACGCGACGCTCTCGAGCGGGACGGTTTCGCTTTGGCGAGCCGCCGGCCCGCTCGCGACGAGCTACACCGAGCGGGTGACCTCGCTCACCGGCATCGCCGATCTGCATATGCGATGTCTGCATCCCGACCCGGCGCTGGGCATCGTGATGTTCGTGCGCGAAACAGGCGGGACGCTTAAACGGCAGTACACCGACGACGAGGGAGCAACATTCGTGGCGACAACGATCAACAGCTCGGGCAACCAGCCGGCGTTTTGCGTCGATGATCTGGGGTCCGAATATTACATCTGGCGCACATCGGGAGGCAACATCGAGGGCAAAATTTTGAGCGCCGCCGGCACGCAGGTCATGGGTGTCACAACACTCGTCACTGGTAATGTTGCGGATACGGCGATCGATATATACGAGCGCCTGGACGATTTGTACATCGTGTACAACCACACGACCAACGGCATCACGGTCGTGCGATCGATCGACGGCGGGAGGACATACGCATGAGGCTCGGTCAAATTGGGCGCTGGGCGATACGCCAAGCGCTTGGTACCGTCAACGGCACCAGGCTCATCGCCATCATCGAGGCGATCCGTCCCGAGGACATCGCTGCGCTCGAGCAGCTGCTCGACATCATCCGTCGCCGGCGCATTGTCGACATCCTGGACGACCTCACGATCCTCGAGCAGATCGACGGCATTGTCGGAGGCGATCGATGAGCAACAGACCGATCGCAATCGAGGCCGCACGGGCGGCGCTCGTCAACGTCGGAGTGACCGAGGTCGGTGACAACCGAGGGCAATGGGTCGAGGTTTACCAGAAGGCCGTCGGCATACCGCCCGGCTCGCCGTGGTGCGCTGCGTTTGTCCGATACCGTTTTGAGGCGGCGTCGGAAAAACTCGATCGTGATCTGCCGTCGGCATTCCCAGACAGTGGCTGGGTGCCGAGTTACGTTGGCTGGGCGAAAACGGCTGGCCTCTGGATACCGCGCAGAACCGCTCAGGATGACCATACACAGGTCCGACCGGGCGATCTGGCGTGTTACTGGTACGACGCGTCCCAGCGGTGCGCACACATCGGCATCGTCGTCGAGCCGGCGACAGCAGACGGATTTGTGACCGTCGAGGGCAACACCGGGCCCGATCGCGGTGTAGACGTCGAGCGGGATGGCGACGGCGTGTATCGCAAACGCCGGCGCTGGTCGTCGCTGGGCATCGGCGGAGGCATCATCCGCATCAACTGGTAGGAGGTCGGCAATGAGCGATTTCATCTCAGATTACAACCTCGACCGCCGGGTGCCCGAGGATTTGCAACGGCGGGTGTTGCAGATGCACCGCGCCGGCACGCCGGTCCGCGCGATCATTCACGAATTGTTCCCGGCGACGAGCGTCGGCACGGCCACGCGATGGATTCGCACCATTATCAGGAATCACAAACTCGACACCGAGACGGGCACCAAAACAAACGACCCGATCGTGGCGCGGGCCGATACACCGCTGGCGGATCAGATCCTCGAGCTCGATGGCGACCTGCTGATCATGAGCGACCTGCACATCCCGTATCACGACGCCGACCTGATCGACACCGCGATCCGTCACGCCCAGGATATGGGCATCAAACAATGGCTGATCGTCGGCGACCTGATGGACGGCAACCAATGGAGCAAACGCGGGCTCAACCAGACGTACCAGCGACGCTGGCAGGACGACGCCGAGGTCGCACAGGCGATCGTCGCGCAGCTCGTCGCGCACATCGGGCCCGGCACCGTGCTCATGGGCAATCACGACGCATGGTTCGTCCGACATTTTCGCGGCCAGGCCGAGACGGAGTGGTTGCTGTCGCGGTTGTTTCGCACCGATGAAAACGTGCTCTGGTCGATGTTCGAACAGTGCAGGATCAGATCAGGCGGGCGCGAGATCCGCGCGACGCACGGCGCGAATTACAGCGGCGCAAACCCGCTGGGCGTCGGCCAGCGACTCGCGGCCAAATGGGAGTGCAGCGTTGTCATGGGCCACCAGCATCACGCGACGCACGGGCTGTCATGGTCTGGTCGGCACCAGATCGTCTGCATGGGCGGTATGCACGACCCGCGCAAACTGTCCTATATCCACGAGGGGCCGCGGACAAACCCAGCGCAGACGCGGTCGTATGTTGTGCTGGTGGGCGGAAACATGGATCACGTCATCGCCGACGCATGGCACTGATCGACGCAAAAAAACACCCGACCGATTGGCCGGGTGTTTGAGTTTAACGTGAAAGGTCTCGCGACTCAATTGTACCTCAGCGCCGGGCGTCAGCATCCCAGCGCATCTGCTCGATTTGATCGCGCATCAACAGCAGGGCATCGGTCGCATCCTGATCGAAACGGCCCTCCATACGCGTTCGGTCGTTGTTGAGATCCTCCGACCAGCCGGCGCGGATGATGGCGATGTCGTCGGCGAAATCGTTGACCATTTCGCGGATGTAGGCGTTGCTCATGTTGTGCGACAAAACGAACGTCGATTCGTAACCGTACCAAGCGCGGGCAGCGATGTCGAACGCACAGGCTCGAGGTCGGGTGTGCACGTCGATGACGCCGGTCTGCCAATCGATGCGCAGGATGAGCATCTCGTTGCGGCGATTGCGGGCGATTTCGGCGCGGAGACCGTGCTCGATGGCGACGGTCGGGATGTTGATGGTTGCAGTCATTGTTGTTCTCCGTGTCAGTGGGCTGACGTCAATAGTGTACCAGAAAATGTAGCACTCGCAATAGATTCTGGTATGTCTCGCCTAAATATTTGGTACAATAACGATGTCGGCGACTGCAAACGCAAAACGGCCCGGGCGATGGGTACCCGGGCCGTGCCGACCAGGAGATTAGCAATCGGCATGGACATTATACGCAAACGACGCCGGCTCGAGATCGTCGGCAACATCCTGCTGTGCGTGTTGCTGGCGATCGGCGCGATCGCATACGGCGTCGATCTGGGCAACCGCACCGAGCAACGTCTGGCTGCGCGGTCTGCCCGATGAGGTCGCGCACGTTGGATGCAGTGGTATCGGATCTCGAGGCCCGCGAACAGCAGGGCCTGATCACATACGGGTGCACGGTCGACCGGGTCGACCTCGCCCGCACAGACTGGGTGCGCCATGCGTACCATGAGGCGCTCGACCTGGCGATGTACCTGCGCCGGGTCCAGATGGAGGACAACAACGATGTGGCTGATGATGCCAATGACGGTGGCGGCGCTGTGGATCGTGCTCACGGCGCTGGCGATGTGCCGGCTCGCGGCACTGTCCGATCGCAGGTGACGATCGATTACCCGGCTGGCCTGTTGACGGCCGGCGCGGCCGCCGCGGTGTATCTCGCGATGCGCACGTTGACGCAGGACGGCGACACTGTCACCGTATCGGGCCGGCAGATCGCGACGATGGTCGATATGTCGCCCGTCACTGTCGAGCGCCAGATCGGCGTGCTGGTCAAGCGCGGGTACGTCGAACGCATCGAGGGCGAGCATCGCAACAGCAGATCGACGTACCGCATCCGGTGAGTCGACCCAGCGCTCGCGAGCTTTACGACCGGTACCGGCGGTGCGCATCGCCGCCGGGCTGGACGCAGGACGACGAGCGCCAATTCCGAGCCTATTGGCTGGATCGAATCAAACAGGAGAACAACAATGACACAGACACAATATCCAATCACGGTGACACCGCGGGGGTACGACGACCCGACGTACGAGGTCGACCGCATCCTGGACAACGTCACGGTCGGTGACATCGCACGATTGCCAGACGGCACAGCGGACCGCGCCATGCGGGCCTACCTGCGCATCATCGCCAACATTCACGCGCCGACGGCACAGGCCGACGCCCGGTACATCGAGCTGGCGTTGATGCGTCATGGGATCTGGGCGGTGACGAAATGAGATGGCACGACGTCAAACTGGTGGCGCAGTGGTACCGGATGTCGATCCGACGACGGTCGTGGGAGCAGGGAGTGGCATACAAACACGACAAATGGGAATCCCGATACAGCGATCGTCACTCGCCCGAGTACGGCCATGCGTCCAACGACTGGATCAACCTGACGATGACGATGGCGATCTGCGAGCGCCGCATGGCCGAGGGCAAAACCAACATCGACGACAGACGCGATTACGCAATCTGCGATGCGACCGACTGGTGTCTGGCCGATTACGACACAAGGGCTGAGCTCGAGCATCTGCCGTACGGCGCGGCAAAAATCCTGGCGGTGCGCGGATTAACGGTGCGCAGGGCATCGTGGCCGTCGCACTGGCGCATGATCCACCGGCAAAAACGCGGCGATCTCGACGACGGCGCGGCGATCTGCGACAGCAGGACCGGTCAGCTGATGATCATGCCTCGCACAGACCGCGTCGTGATGGTCGACGGGCGCGACATCGAGGTCAAGGACTGGATGGTCGTCGAATGACAGGTCTGCGTGGTGCTGATGCGTTTCGCGCACTGGTCGCCGGCAGGCGCATCAGGCGGGCTGTATGGCCCGCCGGGTGCACATGGGCGGCAAACCTCGAGGACCGCGAGTGCTCGCCGGTCATCACGGGCCCGCCGGCATGGGTGCGGCGTTGCCACGACGATCATCGCTGGTGCGGTCACCAGTGGCGCGGCAACGACTGGGAGGTGCTGGACTAATGGGTCGCAATCCGATGGATTTGACGTCGCGCAGATGCAAGATCTGTGGCGACATCTGCCCGATCGAGCAGTTCTGCCGCCCGAGCAAAAAATACCAATCTGGGTTTGTGCTCGAGACCAAATGCCGAGCCTGTTACCGCCAATACCAGCGGACGCGCAAACAGATGCAATACGCCGACCCGGCAAAACGGCAGGTCATCCTGGACCGGGCTCGCAAATACAGGGCATTGCGGATGCCCGACCAGACCGACGCCAAACGCAACGATTTGTGCAGCTCGATCGCATGGGTGACAAACCGATGCGAAACAATCCTCGCCGGTGGCAAACCCGGTTCGGTCATCGTGTACCTGATCGAGGGCCGTGGCGCTCTGGTACCGCATGATCGCGATGCGGAGCGCCCGTGGCGTGGCAAATCATGGGCAATACGCGAGCATCGTCCCGGCATCGTCCCGCCACGTGGCGGTATCCCGCTAATGCGCATCGTCGGCATCAGCGCATTCCCGCATTCGTTGTGTCCAGACGGGTGGCGCTGGGTCGCCAAATACACCGGCAACTGGTTGCGCCGCCGGTACCAGGAGAACGATTGATGCCAACGAAACCGCCGCTCGAATCCACCATACAGACCAGCATCGTCAACATCCTGACCATGCTGGGATACACCGTCATCGAGATCGGCAGGACGCGCAGGATGGTCCCGTGCAAACGCTGCGGAGCATCGACGCCGGCGATCGGCTGGCAGGGCAACACGCCGGGCGCACCGGACCTGATGGTGACCAGCACGCGCTGGTCGGGAGATTGGGTCGGCATCGAGGTCAAACGGCCGGGCGGTGCGATCCGTCCTGAGCAACAACGTCTGGTCGACGCCGGCACGGTCGTCATCGTGCGATCGTTGCGCGATGCACTCGGCGTCGTTGTCCAGGCGGAGGCCCGGCATGGTCACCAGAGCGCCCAGATCGACGCGGTGATCCAACAATTGTGACACCGTGCACCAGTTTCTGGTACACTACACCGTGCTCAATCGAGCACACAGGAGATACAGCAATGACAGATTTGGTTGTGGCGGCACCCGTGTCGGTGCCCGACGTCATGACGATGGCCGACGTCATCGTCAAATCCGGTTTGTTCCCGGCGTTCAAAAATCGCGAGAGCGCCGCCGCGATGATGCTCCTCTGCCGTGCAAAAGGCCTCGACCCGATGACCGCGGTCGAGCGCTACCACATTGTCCAGGGCCGGCCGGTGATGCGGGCCGACGCCATGCTCGGCGAGTTCATCCGCATGGGCGGGCGAGTTGAGTGGCACCGGCGCGACGACACCGAGGCATCGGCAACATTTAGCCATCCGCAGGGCGGCTCGGTCACCGTTAGCTGGACGATCGAGATGGCACGCAAGGCGAAACTCACCGGCAAGGACATCTGGTCGCAATACCCGCGCCAGATGCTTCACGCGCGTTGTGTTTCCGAGGGCGTCCGATCTGTGTTGCCCGGCGCGACCAACGGCCTGTACACGCCCGAGGAGGCGATGAACATGGAGCCGGTGGCAGATTCTCCCGCGCCGGCGTCCAAACCCGCTGTACGGGCAATCTCGCGCGATCCCGAGCCTGTTGCCGCGTTGCCGTCGCCCGAGCCCGTCGTGGTCGATGCCGTCGTCGTCGATCCGAAAAAACTGCTCACGCTGGCGATGCAGGATTTCGCCGATGCCGCGACCGAGCGCGGCTGGGAGATCGCCGGCGCCAACGGCAAACCCAGCAAATCCAAAATGGTCGCGCTGGCCGGCAAACTGGTGACCGGGTTTGACGCCGCCGATCCCGAGCATTGGGCGCTCGCGCAGGACGCTCTGGTCGAGACCGGCGACACCGATCCGGTACCTGCGCCGGCCGACGACAACGGGCTGGTGCTCGAGGCCGAGGTCGTGACAGCCGACGCCGACACCAGCGGCACGTTCACAATCGCGGACCCGTTCGCCGACGATTGACACAAAATGGGCGGTGGAATTAACCTTTCGCCATCGCCCAGAAGCCGGCGCGTAAGCTGTAGGGCCGCACCGGCGCAACGGCCGGCCCGGTACGAGACAGCCGGGCCGGTTTTGATTTCAACCAGTCGGAATTTCCGACACATTGCGAGGCAACAACAATGACCGAGGCAGAACGACAACGGATGCTGGATTGGCTGCTCAACGAGCGCGCGCGCATCGAGGGCCAGATCGCCGAGATCGATCAGCGCATCGACCATCTGCGCGGTCTGCGCCATCCTGCGACATCGACCAGTCCGACCAGGACACCGGACACGACGACCGCGTACCGGGTAAAATAGACTGCTCATCGGATACCGCCACAGCGCGGGCCCGCCGGCTGATCCCCGGCGGGTACATCCCATGAGCGGAGGCACACGATGAGCATCAACGCCCTCAACTGGGCCGGCCGTACCGTCACAGGTTCGGCATCACGCAAGGCCGTTTTGTTGTGTCTGGCGAACTATGCCAACGAACAAAACGAGGCGTATCCGTCCGTCGAGACCATCGCCAGGATCACCGAGCTCAACGCCAAAACGGTGCGTCTGGCGCTCACCGAAATGGAGTCCAACGGGCTCATATTCGACACAGGTCGACGTCGCGGACAGACCCAGAACATTCGGGTCTGGGGTCTGAATCTGGACGCCGAAACCCTACCAAAATCGGAACCCTACCAAAATCGGAACCCTACCGTTTTTGGACCTGAAACCCTACCAAAAACGGACCTGAAAGGTACCCAAAAACGGGTAGCAGAACCTAAAGAGGATCCGTTAGTAGATCACAAGAGA